TAAAAATAGCTGAAGGTTTATCACATAAAGCTAACTTTATTAGGTATACATATCGAGAAGAAATGGTTATGGACGCAGTTGAAAATTGTTTAAAAGCTATAGGCAACTATAATCTTGAAGCTGCAACGAGAACCGGCAAACCAAATGCATTCGCATACTTTACACAAATTACTTGGTATGCATTCTTAAGAAGAATAACAAAAGAAAAGAAACAACAAGAAATTAAACTAAAGTATTTAACTAAATCAGGTATCGATAGTTTTATTGATATAGGTTCAGAGGCAACTGCTTCGGATACGGCTACACATTTTGTAGATACTTTAAGAGATAGAATTCAAAGAGTCAGAAGTACTGATGAAGAAATTAAAGAGATTGTAAAAAAAGAAAGAAAGAAACGTAAAATGAAAATAGCAGATTCAGATTTGAGTGAGTTTATGGAATGAAAATAGCTTTGTTATGTGATACTCATTGCGGTATCAGAAACTCTTCTGAAGTGTTTTTAGATAATGCAGAAGATTTTTATACTAATATATTTTTTCCGGAATGTGAAAAGCGCGGAGTAAAACAAATATTACATTTAGGTGATTATTATGATCATCGTAAGTTTGTTAACTTTAAAGCTTTAAATCAAAATCGTAGAGTATTTCTTGATCAATTAAGAAAAAATAATATGACTATGGATATTATACCGGGAAATCATGATACGTATTATAAAAATACAAACGAACTTAATGCGTTAAAAGAATGTCTAGGACATTATATGAACGAAATTCATATTGTTATGGAACCTACGGTTATGCAATATGGTTCTTTAAGTATGGGTTTACTGCCCTGGATATGTCCAGACAATTATGAGCAGTCAATGAATTTTATAAAAGGCTGTAAAGCAGATTGGTTAGGTGCTCATTTAGAATTAAATGGTTTTGAATTTGCACTTGGAATAAAAAGCACGCATGGAATGGATGCAAAGTTATTTTCGAAGTTTGAACAAGTAATATCAGGTCATTTTCATACAGCATCACAACAAGGCAACATTTGGTACCTAGGCAATCCTATGGAATTTTTTTGGTCAGATGCGCATGATCCTAAATATTTTCATATACTTGATACTGAAACTAGAGAAATAGAAAAGATAAGAAATAATTACACATTATTTGAAAAAATTGTGTACAATGACAAAGAAATAGATTATAATAATTATAATAAAAATTTATCCAAAAAGTTTGTAAAGGTTGTAGTCTCAGAAAAGACTGATCCTTTTACTTTCGATAGATTTATAGACAACATTCAGAACCAAGACATATATGAATTAAAGATTGCAGAAAACTTTAATGAGTTTATGGGCGCTAATGTAGATGATGAAGAAGTAAATTTTGAAGATACTACAGAAATAGTTGATTCTTATATCGAAGCTGTTGATACAGATTTAGATAAAGATAAAATCAAAATTCAAATGAGAGAATTAATGACTGAAGCACAGGCACTCGAAATAGCATGATAATTTTTAAATCTATTAAATATAAAAACTTTTTATCTTCTGGTAACTATTTTACAGAGATAGCTTTAAATAAAAGCAAATCAACTCTTATAGTTGGTCAAAATGGTGCAGGTAAATCTACAATGCTAGATGCTATATCATTTGCATTATTTGGTAAACCACATAGAAAGATAAGTAAAAATCAATTAATAAATTCCATCAATCAAAAACAAGCGGTGGTTGAAATAGAGTTTTCCATAGGTAAAGCACAGTTTAAAATTGTGCGAGGTATAAGACCAAATACTTTCGAAATATGGAAAGATGGCAATATGATTAATCAATCATCGCACGCTATGGAATACCAGAAGATTCTCGAGCAAAACATTCTGAAACTTAATCATAAAAGTTTCCATCAGGTTGTTGTGTTAGGTTCTTCCTCCTTCATACCTTTTATGCAACTCAATGCTGGACATCGTAGGAATGTTATAGAGGATCTTCTGGACATTAACATATTTTCAAAAATGAATATCTTATTACGAGAAAGAAATTCTATATTAAAAGAAAATATTGGTAAAATAAATAACGACACAAATATAATAAAAAGTAAAATAGAACAACAATCAAAATACATAAGAGATATTGCAGCACTTACAGAAGAAAATAAAAAGAAATATCAAAAACAAATTAAAACAGCAAAAGAAAGAATAAAAGAACTACAAACACAAAATAGTGATTTAAGTAAACAACTTGAATCAAGTACTGCAACAGATGAATTAAAAGAATTACAAATAGAAAAAAATAAAGTTATCGCTGAAATTGCAACTATAAAACAAGAAATGAAAGCAATTGCAAAACGTGGTTTATTTTTAGAAAAAAATGATGAGTGTCCAACTTGTGAACAACCTATACAAAATAAAGATAAACTTGTATCACAAACTAAAAATGAGGCGTATCAAGTACAATCATCTTTAAGCAGTGTTGAAAGTAATGGTACAATTATCGATAATAAAATAGTTTCTTTAGAAGAAATAATAAAAGGCATTAAGGAAAAAACAGATACTATTAATGCTAATAATAGAGAAATTAATTCTTTAAATAAAAGTAATGATGAATTACAAACTTATATAGAATCAGAAGTTTCTGCAGATCTTACAGGCGCTAGGCAGGATTTAGAAACTATGAATAATGATAAAGAAAGTTTATTTGAGGAAAAATTAAAACTTAACGAGCAGTTTGGATATAATAACGTTATTGCTGAAATGTTAAGAGACACCGGAATTAAAACAAAAATAATAAAACAATATTTACCAACAATTAATAAACTTGTTAATCAATATTTGCAAGTATTAGATTTCTTTGTTCATTTTAATTTAGATGAAAATTTTAATGAGACTATCAGATCTAGACACAGAGATGATTTTACTTATGATTCATTTAGTGAAGGTGAAAAACAAAGAATAGATTTATCTTTGTTATTTACTTGGAGACAGATAGCAAAGATGAAAAACTCAGTAGCCACTAATCTACTAGTACTCGATGAAACATTTGATTCATCATTAGATCATGATGGTATTGAAAACTTATTAAAAATATTATATACTTTAGATGCTGATAGTAATACTTTTATTATATCACATAAAGGAGATATATTAGATGGTAAGTTTGAATCAAAGATAGAGTTTTATAAAGACAAAAATTTCTCTAGGATAAAAAATTAAATGTTTACTTTTATAAAAAACTGTGATATAATATACTATAAAATTAAGAAGGAAGGTTTATAATGGAACTATGTGAAAATACTTTAAATGTTCTTAGAAACTTTTCTGGCATTAATCAGAACATAATGATTAGGTCAGGAAATAATATTAAGACTATGAGTGAAACTAGAAACATGATTGCTACTGCAGATGTTTCTGAACAATTTACCAAAGATTTTGGTATATACGATTTAAATGAATTTATTGGAGTAATGGGTCTAGTAGATACTCCAAGCTTAAAGTTCGAAGATGACTTTGTTATTGTATCTGATTCATCAGGTAGATCTAAAATTAAATATTTCTATGCTGCAGAAGAAACATTAACAATTGCAACTAAGGACGTTAATATGCCTGAAGCTGATGTTAAGTTTACATTAGATAATGATACACTTAATAAGTTAAAAAAAGCTGCATCAACTTTAGGTCACAGTGAAGTATCAATTAAAGCAAAAGATGGTGTACTAAGTTTGTCAGTTGTTGAAAACCAAAATACAACATCAAATGCTTTTTCAATTGATATTGATGGTGAATTTAAACGGGACGCTGTCTTTAATTTCATCATAAGTATTTCTAATCTTAAGATCTTACCCGGTGACTATGATGTAGAAATATCATCTAAACTAATAACGCAATTCAAAAATAAAGAATTACCTTTAACTTATTGGATTGCACTTGAAAAATCTTCAACATACGGAGCATGACATGTCAGATAATTTAACTCAATTAAAAGATCTTGCTAATAAAGCAAGTAGAAGTACAGTAGCAGTAATTGATGCTGTAACTCAAAGAGGTGGATTCAAAGGTGAAGAGCTTTCTACCATAGGTAGCTTAAGAGACCAATGTATTCAAATCATTCAAATTAGTGAGGCACTTCAGCAAGAAGATGCTATGAATGATAAGAGTGAGCAAAAGAAACCAGAAGAAAAGAAGTAATGAGTTCTGAGTTTCTATGGGTTGAAAAGTACAGGCCTCAAAAGGTATCGGATACGATCTTACCTGAATCTTTAAAAATAACCTTCCAGAAGATAGTCGACAGTAAAGAACTTCCAAATATGTTGTTCACTGGTACTGCTGGCTTAGGTAAGACCACAGTCGCTCGAGCTCTATGTAATGAGCTCGAGTGTGACTATATTCTAATCAACGGTTCTGAGGAAGGTAACATTGATACTTTAAGAACCAAGATTAAACAATTTGCATCATCTGTCTCACTACAAGGTGGTTTTAAAGTTGTAATACTAGATGAAGCTGATTACTTAAACCCACAATCAACACAACCTGCATTGCGTGGATTTATCGAAGAGTTTTCCAATAACTGTAGATTTATCCTTACATGTAATTTTAAAAACAGAATTATCGAGCCACTTCATTCTAGATGTGGTGTGTATGAATTTAACACATCCAAAAAGTCTATGATTGAATTATGTGAATCATTTATGGCTAGATGTAAAACTATATTAGATAATGAAAATATTGAATATGACGACAAAGCTTTAGCAGAACTAATTATGAAGTTTGCTCCAGATTGGCGTAGAGTATTAAATGAATTGCAGAGATATTCCATCAATAATAGGATAGACTCTGGTATTATCAACAACTTAAAAGATAAAAACTTTGATGATTTATTCTCTCATTTGAAAAATAAAAATTTTAAAAGTATGCGAAATTGGGTTGTAAATAATATAGATACAGATGCAAGCGCTATTTTTAGAGCCATTTATGATAGGATGTCAGATAAAGTTGCACCACAATCTATTCCACAACTCGTTCTTCTGCTTGCAGACTACCAATATAAAAATGCATTTGTTGCTGACCACGAACTTAACGTGGTAGCTTGTTTAACGGAGGTAATGTCAGATGTTCAATTCAATTAAACTAACACTATACACTCAAGAAGACTGCTATTATTGTTATGAAATGAAAAAGAAACTTGTAGAATGGGGATATGACTTTAGAGAAATAAATGTAAGCCATGATTTGTTTGCAAAAGATTTCTTAAAAGAAAAAGGTCATAGAACAGTTCCACAGCTTTATTGGAATGATACTCATTTAAATAAGTTTCCAACTACAGAATTAACTCAAGAACATATAGAAGCTGAATTACATTATGAAGATTATATTGGCGGAGTCGAAAATTGGGGAATACCACAAAGAGCATAGCCATTATCGGTGGTGGTGTCGCTGGCATAACCACCGCATACTTTCTAGCAAAAAAATATAAAGTAGTATTATTTGATCCTAACGGCGTTGCAGAACAATGCAGTTATGCAAATGGCGGTCAACTTTCTGTTTGTAATGCTGAAGTATGGAATAGTTATGGCAATATAATTAAAGGTATTAAATGGTTAACACAACC